ATTTAATTAATTAAAATAACATGGCAGAAATTTTATTATCCCCTGGCGTTTTATCAAGAGAGATAGACGCCTCATTTATAGCAGAACAGCCACCACAGATTGGCGCTGCTATTATCGGCCCTACAGTTAAAGGACCAGTTGGTGTTCCTGTAACTGTTACCTCTTACACTGACTTTGTTAACCGTTTTGGTGAAACAGAAGTTATAGCTGGAACAGGTTCATTCTCATATTTCACCTCAATTGCAGCTTACAATTATTTCCAAAACAATGGTGAAACATTATTAGTAACTCGTGTAGTATCAGGTACTTATGGCCCAGCTAGTATTGACATTAGTGGTAGCGGCAGTGTAAAAGTATTTGATTTATTTACTATTTCTGAAGGTACTATGATGAACAACTCTGGTTCATATGATGTTAATGGTGCTCTAGGATCAGGTTCAATGAACAACATTCGTATTGAAATTGTATCTCCTAACACTCAATCTGGAACGTTTGGTTTATTTATTCGTAGAGGTGATGATGACAATAGAAATAAAGCTATTTTAGAAACATACACCGGATTATCATTAGATCCATTAGATGATAACTATGTAGCAAAAAGAATTGGTGATTACAAATTTACCCAAGAAACTATAGATGGTGAAGCCACTTTACAGATTACTGGTACTTATCCTAACAAATCAAGATATATTAGAGTTGGTACAGTTTCTAAACCAACTCCTCAATACTTAGTAGGTGGTGTCCCAGGTCCTGGATACGCAAATCTTATCCCAGTAGCTTCAGGTCAAAATGTGACTGGTTCATTTACAGGTGGTGTAGGTACTGTCTTCTCAGGATCAAAATTCTATGACCAGATTACAGCAAATAATATTCAGGGTGTACTATCATCTTCTTATACTAACGCTATTCAATTATTAGCTAGTGCTAATGATTACCAATTTAATGTATTGATTACTCCTGGCTTGACCTACAATAACCATAGTACTATAATAGATACTATTATTACTAATACAGAAAATAGAGGTGATAGTGTATTTGTTGTTGATTTAACCCCAGGAAGTGGTTCAAATGCTACAGCTACTGAAGCTATTGCTCAAGCTAGTGAACTTGATACTTCATACGCTGCTGCTTATTATCCATGGGTTCAAACACTTGATCCTGCTACTAAACAATATGTATTTGTACCTGCTTCAACAATGATCCCAGGTGTATTTGTTTATAATGATAGTGTAGCTGAGCCATGGTTTGCTCCAGCGGGTATTAACAGAGGTGGATTAGGAAATGTGATTAGAGCTGCTTCTAAATTATCTCAAACTACTCGTGATAATTTATATCAAGGTAAAGTTAATCCGATTGCTACATTCCCAGGACAGGGTGTTGTAGTATATGGTCAGAAAACATTACAAACTAAAGCTTCAGCTCTTGATCGTTTAAATGTTCGTCGTTTGATGATTGCGCTTAAGGGATACATTGGTCAGATTGCTAATACATTAGTATTCCAACAGAACAATGCTTCTACAAGAAACTCATTCTTAGCTCAAGTAAATCCATATCTTGAATCAGTTCAACAGAGACAAGGTTTATATGCATTTAAAGTAGTAATGGATGATGCTATTAACAACGCGGCTGTAATTGACAGAAATGAGTTAGTAGGTCAAATTTACTTACAACCAACTAAAACAGCTGAATTTATTTATTTGAACTTCACCCTCACTCCAACAGGTGCTGTTTTCCCATAATAAAAAATTAACTGTTTAAATATTTATTAACAAATAAAAACTAAAAGAAAATGGCAATTATAGACGCAAATGAAATGTTTTTTACAGCGTTTGAACCAAAACAGGCTAACCGATTTATCCTGTACGCTGATGGAATACCAACATGGATGATCAAGGGAGTGAGTGCAATTAACTTAACTCAAGGTGAAGTAGTATTAAACCACATTAATGTTTTACGTAAAGTAAAAGGTAAAACAATTTGGGGTGATGTTACTATGACACTTCATGATCCAATTTCACCATCTGGTGCTCAAACAATTATGGAATGGGTTCGTTTATCACATGAATCAGTAACAGGTAGAGATGGTTACTCTGACTTCTACAAGAAGGATTTAGTAATTAATGCTCTTGGTCCTGTAGGTGACGTGGTAGCAGAATGGGTGCTTAAAGGCGCATTTGTAAAAGACGCTAACTTCGGTGAATATAACTGGGATACTGAAAATACCGCTATAAACATCACAATGACATTAGCAATTGACTACGCCGTGTTAAACTACTAAAAGTTCAACCCAATATTTATA